TCGTATGTTTAACAGGAGAGTTAATTTATCACTACTATCACAAGAATTAAGTTCCTCCATCTGAACTCCCTTCTTTGAGATCTCCAACGAAGTCTAAAGCTACTTCAAGTAATATTGAATCTTCTTTATCATCTATAGAACCATTTTTGATTTCTTCTAGTATTTGTTCTATATACTGTAGTTTTTTCTGTTTATTCAGAGCCATCTTCAGAAGCCTCCTCTAGTTGTTTAACTTCTTCTTCTTCTTCAATATGTTTAGTAACTAGTTTGATGTAACCATCGGTAGGTACTATATCTACAATACCTTTCTGACTAGCTTGACCTAGAGTAGAAATCCATAATGGAGCACCAATCTGCATAACATAGTCTTTATAGAATTCATCAAAATGATCTGCAGTTATAAATGATTTTCCTACGGAGTCTTCGCATTCTTTAAGAAGTTCAGCAACAGTAACTGGATCTTCAGTTGGTTCAAATGCTAGATCAGTGTGATATCCGAAATAACTATGAGAGCTACCTGGATAATGTTTATCAGTTATCTTTACAAGCAATCCAGTTCGCTCTTTTTGTAATGCTTTTATTAAAGCACCTAAAGACATTTGGTAATCTCCCCGTTTTTTTGGTCTTTTAGGAACACCTTTTTTTATTTCGTTTATTATTTTTTTGGGGTCCATTTTTTTTCTCCTTAAGTTTTTGTATTCGTATTTTTTCTCCTTTAGCTCTATTTATTTTAAAGCACTCTTCTAATCCACATGTTTTTTTATTATGATGTCTAGTTTTTATCGTTACACCACATTCTGGGCATTTAATTATACGAAGAGAATTTGGATAAGTTCTTCTTTTAATACGTTCTCGTCCACATTTATCTGACCCGCATGTAATTTGGTTAGTTCTACCTTCTACTTCTTTTTTACAAATTACACATACAACTAATATTCCATCAGCCTTTTTAGATTTTTGTCCCCAAGGGGTTTTTCCAATACTATCGGAGATTTGTGCGTATTTAGCGTCATATAATTTTTGTGCATCAATAACTTTAAGTAGTTTTCCTTTTGGACTAAATACTTTAATATTACCTAGCATGCACCTCCAATAGAAATTCGCATTTCTCGATTCTTTTTACGGTTTATCCTGCCTGTGAATGAATTAGCGCATTTTTTAGAACAGTACTTAGCTTTTTCAGATTGTTTCATTTCTGTTTTTCCACATTCTTTACAAACTACTTTATAAATATATGGCAAAGGTTTTTTATCTTTTCTACTAGTTACATAACGTAATCTTGTTTTAACGCGTTCACGTAAACATTTTGCAGATTTACATGTAACTTGGTTAGCCGTTCCTTCCACTTCTTTTTTACAAATAGAACATATAATATTATTTTTATATTTTTTAGCGGCTATTCCCCAGCCTGTTTTTCCAATACTCTCAGCTAGTACTTTAAAATGTTTATCCATTTGTTTCTGTCCATTGATAACTTTAAGTAATTCTCCTTTTGGATTAAATACTTTTATATCATGAATCATTTTTTCTCCTTTAATTGTGCCCTCGGGTGGAATCGAACCACCACCCCACCGTTCTAAAGAATCAGCTGCTCTACCGATTGAGCGGCGAAGGCTAATTATTATTATTATTATCTCCAAATTTATTTCTTATTTTTTTAAGACTTTCTTCTGGAAGGTGGCCTGGTTGCGGTTCTATTTTATCAGGACAATTAAAATAATCTTTAAATATTTCTTTGAATATTCTTTCAACCATTTCTTTATAACTATTAGTATCATAGTGTTTAATCATTATTTCACCAATTACTTCCTGACATCTAAGAATATCTTGTTGCAATTTTGCCATATTCATATTGCCTCCTTTTAAATGAATGGCGTGGCAATGAGCTACGCTGTTGTATCGTTACCACTTTAATGACCCATAAAACTAGTATTAGCTCTTGGCCAACCAATTTAAATAACCCCGGAAGTTACCAGTACACACAAAAGCTTCCGTTAATAGCCATTCCATCATGTCCTCTGCCATGGTGTACTTGGACTAGCTAACAGGTTAAACCTCTGCCAAATCTGCCCAAGTCTTAGGGCTCTTGGCAGTCGGTTAATTATAAAGTTAGTCTTCCATTCGCCAGCATAGTTTCTGCTTGAGTACACACAGCAACTACTGGGCAATAACGGCATGCTTTAACTTCTCCTGGGACAGTTTTAATTATTCCTACATCACCGTCATCAGATTTACGGATTAATGCTTCATGCATTGATTTAAAATTTTTAGTAGCTCTATCTAATTTAGAGGGATTTTTATAATACTTATAGGTTGTTTCTGAAGCCCATAATTCTTCATCTGTGCATTCTGGTAATCCTTCTTGTGGAGTATTAAAATGTAACTTATAAGATTCTAATTTATTTTTGATCCAGTTTTCGGTTTCTTCTGGGCCCCATAGATTATATTTTTTAGTTAATACTTTTTGTTGTGGGTAGGCTTTATCTGCTCTAGCTTTAGCAGCTGACCAATCTGTAAATATGTAATTAATATTAATATAGTCTTCAGTAATTTTATCAGGGCTTAACCACTTATAAATACTTCCCTGTTTTATATAACTGTCAGCATTACTGTCAAAAATATACGTCCATACGCTTGTAGATTTATAATCATTTAATGTACCGTCTACAACTAGGTCATATTGACCTGATATAATAAAATCTATAATTTTTTTTTCTACTCGTTGTTCTACGTATACTGGGATATCCCCTTCATTAACAACTTCTGGGTTTATTTTAATACTATCTATAACGTCTTCAGATGCTCCTGATGCCATTAAAGCATTCCTCACATTATCAGGATCTGTCCAAGCTTCCTCACATCCTTTATGTATAGCTGAGCCCATACGACTGGATACTAAATCTGCTATGTCTACAGTTTTAGATACAGTAGGGTTCTGTTTAGATAATACTAACTGTCTAAGAGGCTTAATGAGCCCTGTAGCACTAATAGCATTTGACCTGTCATCGTATTTATACTCGTCATACATTAAAAATACAGCTAGAGCTAATGAAACATTATTTTTGTTTGTATATTCAAATGCCATCTAATAACCTTTCTGTTTTAAGTATTTTAAGATGTTGTTCATAATCTTTATTAGGACGAGGTTCTAATATCATATCAATCATTGGGTATTCAAAATCTCTATGAACTTCTCTTTTATGCAAAAATTTGCAGTCTTTATATGGTACTTTATACCACCTAGGAAGCCATTCAGCTCTTATAGTGTCATTACCTATACATAAATATCTCATGAGTTTATATACACATTCTCGCTGGCTCTAGTTAGAGCAACATAAAATAACCGTGCTCTAGTAGCACGATTTCTGCATTTATCTATATTAGTTTTATCTATAAATATAGCTGGAAATGTACCTCCTTGTGCTTTATGTGTAGTACCTGCAAATGGTGGGCGTAAATCTGCTAAAGAATTCTTTACCTTATAGTAATATTGCCAGTCTTTAGTGGATTTAGTTAATAGAGCTTCTTTTTTATGCTCATTAAGAATTTTATCTGCGATTGATTTAGTCTTAGGAGAAAACACTGTTTTTTTATTTGATTTAGTATATTCGTTATAATTACCTTTTAAATTTACATAATAACCAGGAATATTATACAATTCTCCATCCTGATAATCATTAACATGTACTATTTCATTATTAGTTAAAATAGTTTTGTCTTCCTGAATTACTACATTATTAGTAATTAATCGTTCTCCTGGATAAAAAGGTTCAATAGTATCTTCTAGAAAATACGCAGATTTGCGAACCATATTATTATAATTAATGGATGATTCGTTTGTATATGTACACATAGGAGCATCTATCTCTGCTCCAGTAGAGTAGTTTATATATTTTTGTACAAATTTAGTAATAAAATCCGCATGAGGAAGCACATGAATACCTTCACCTTTAGAATTAATATCAGTTTTCAACGTAGGTTCAATATTCCGAATCCCTTCAATATACTCACGAAATTCGTTAGCTTTTTCGAGAACAGGATTACCTCCTAATTGTCGGTGAACTTGGGTAAGTGTAAATGTAGGCAGTGAACCATCAAAGATACTACATATATCTGTTGGTGGTGGAAGTTGGAAGGGATCTCCTACAAATAATAATTTTAACTTTCTTTCTTTAACTGTTTCTACAATAGCTTGTAAAAATTGGTTTCCTATCATAGAAGCTTCATCTATGATGACTACAGAATTATTTATAATATTGCAGCCGCTAATTCTTTTAAGAGCTTCTTTTCCATATTTAGTAACTGTAGGACGTAATTTAAATAATGCATGTCCGGTAGTTACTACTCTTCCTGTAATATTTTCCAATACAATAGCTGCTCTGTTAGTTGTTGCACATAGTTCTATATTGGCAAATGAAGATCTTAATTTAATTTGATTTATAATTTCAGCAACTACCGTAGTTTTACCGGTACCCGCTGATCCTGTAAGGACTGCTATTGTATGTGTTTTAATATTTGGATCTAATAAGGTATTACAAATACCATCTACTGCATCAACTTGATCTTTTGAAAATTTAACAGACATTTTTAATTTCCTCTAATGTTGCATGGTTGTGAATTACTTTTAATTTATCCCAAGATTTTCCTATATCTAATGAAGCTTTCATTGGAACATCCTCTGATCTAATTGCGTCATCATCGTTCCACTCCATTTCTTCTATAAGTACATCATTTAAAAATTTAATACATTCCGCAGTATTTCTTACTAAGAAATACCCAGCATCATGAATCATATTACATGGAAGAATATCTGTGCCATATCCAGCTTCTTCAATCCGTGCGTTTGTAGCATTCATAGCTCTGTTGAGTAACATCCCCCAGGATTGGGTTATTGCATTATTAGCACTACGAGCTTCCTTATCTGCTTCATATGGAGTTCTAGAATTACCTAGAATACATTGTGAGATTATTGGAGTTCTTAGTTTTAAACCAAATGCGCACTCTACATATCCATGCTTTTCCATGAATTGTTTATTCTTTTCATTAAATTCCTGGGATACTTTATATAATTTGTGAAATGCTTTCTCTATTTCAGTAGCTTGATCCATAGGAAAGCCAGTTCTTTTGTGAAGAGTATAGGCTGTGCCCATATACTGTAGGGCAAAGGTGGGCCCTTTAGATCTACGTCTCAGTTCTGGGTATTTATCTTGTATAGAATTAATGCTATCTACATTAGTAGGATCTATATCAGGCATTTGATCTGCAAAATATGTTTGAGCTCTTAGTGAATGCCCATCATAACCATCGGTGTAGACTTTAATTCTATTAGGATCTTTACTTAAAATAGCTCCTATACGTTCTTCTAGAGCTGAGAAATCCGCACCAGCGAATAACCAGCCATCTGGTGCAACAATACAACTTTTAATAAGTTTACCCATGGGCCCATGAGCCGGAAGATTGGTTAAATTAGGAGAATTACTAGCTAATCTTCCGGATTGTGTTCCTCCAAGTTTTAGATTTCCATGAAGAAAATCCTTTTCTTGCATAAAAGCTTTAATAAATGTTCCATTAATTTTATCTACTTCAGCTAGATCTCTTACGAATTTAAGTAAATCTAAAATATCTTGATTATTTGTATGATTTTCTAAATCTTTTAATACATCAGCACCTGTAGCAGGAGCTCCAGATTTTGTTGTATCAATAACTGGCAGTTTTAAATTTTCAAATAATAATTTAGCTAACTGAGGATGACTACTAGGATTGAATTTTATATCTTTGAACTCATCAATTGTTTTAACTAATTTTTTTAATTTAGCATTGGCTTTTTCACAAGCATCTTTTTGAAGATAGCTTGTAAAAGTAATTACGCAGCTATTCTCTTGTATCTGCTCATTAAGTACTTTATCTTTAGCTGCTAGAATGTCATGAACTTCTTGAACTCGATTTGAATTCATAGGAAGTCCAACTAGCATCATTTTAAGTAAAGAATATAAACTAGGTTGGAATATTTCTAAGTAAGGTCTAGATGCAATTTCAGCATTATACTTTTCCCATACATAAAATGTAGCCAATGCATCAATTAGATTATATTTTAATATCTCTGCTTTCGTGTATTTAGATATATCTTGTATTTCAATAGCGTAGTTTCCTACGTATTCCATTGCTACATCTTTTAATTTGATAGATGTTTTAGTAGTGGCATTCTTAGCTAAGTACACCATAATCATCGTATCATCGAAATTTTTGAAATACTTTAATCCTTCAAGCATACCTGCGTAATCACTAGGATGTTTCATCCAAAGATGTCGTACTAATATTTTTGCATCGAACAATCCATTATGAAATATCAATTTACCTTTATAGTTTTCAAAAAAGGTTTTAAGGTAATAAATTCCATTAATAGATATATCGATGCTTATTCCATCATGTTTAGTCCATGCAAAAGCAATGGAAACTATCTCATCATTTAGATCTAATCCTGTAGTTTCGATATCTGCGGATAGTACAGGGTATTTATAAAGAGAATCTAAAAGCTCTCTATCTGATCCATGTTCGAATCCGTATATTGCAGAATTAATAAGTACAGTTGACCCTGTATTTGTAATTGTTTTAATTCCTATATCAATAAAGCGGTGATTGTCAGGTTGTTTAAATAATGATCTGTAATTAGGTACATATACACATTCATATTTCTCGTATCCTGTGTGTTTACCTGGTAGGGCACTACTATAGTGATCAGAAATTTTAGCTATTTTAGTAATAAATTTAAAATAACTACTATCTGCTATGATTAACTTAGACACACTTTCTGGAATTTTACCAATCAGCTTGTCCAAGTAGGCCTTAGCAGTTTTAGCTAGTATTTTAGTCGGTGTGTTATAAAGAAGCGGTAATGTAAGTACAGAGCTTGGTAGAATGCCCTCCTTATTTAACTTAGTTAAATAATGATTATGTATTTCAGCCAAATCAAGAGCATCTTCTTTAATAAGTAATACTGTAGTTATCATTTTCCTCCTGGGTTTACATAAACAGTTTCTCCAATGTTTGCTGGTTCATGATCAGAATTGCATATCCATAAAACAGGATAGTTTACTGGATCTAATCTAGATTCTCCATGTAAATCAGTAAAATAAATAAGAGCTTGAGTAGGGTGCTCTTCTACATAATCTAATACTGGTTTAAAACTAGTACCTCCTCCTCCATGAAATTTTAAAGACATAATATCAGTTGTTTGATCAATACTATGTATGTCATGAATTTCTGCATCACAATCAATAATTGTCATGTACTCTGGGTTAAACATTTGTTGTATACCTTTTATTTCACTTAACATTTCTTGTAATTCTTCGTCTTCTATACTACCACTAGTATCTATAGCAAAAGTTAGGTGTCCTAACCCATAACTATGTAAACTGGGCATATAGGTATCTGATGAGTATCTACGATTTTTCCTTGCCCACGAGTACTCTTCACGTACTCGCTGGTCGAGAAATCTATGTAATATAACTTGCCATGGTAGTTTAGGATTTAATAATTCATCGATGATTCTAAGAATTTCATCTGGGATTTCTCCTTTTAATTGTTTTCCTCCCATTTGTGCTTGAGTTCGAGCTCGAACAATAATATTTGTTATTGCTGAATCTCGAGTAGGCCCATCGTTACTCTTTTTTTCGCCATCTTCTCTAAGATCAAGCATTAATTTACTAGTATCAAAATCTTTTTTCTCTTTCATTAGATCGTCATATACTTTATCAGTAGACCATCCATCTCCGTATTTCTTATCAAGTAATCCTTCAGTAGGTATTTCGAATCCTGCTTTGGTAAGCATGTGATTAATCACATAGTCACCTGCACAATTCCACATAATAGGATCTCTATTTCCTCTACGAGCTAAATGTTGAAATGCTACATGCCAACATTCATGAGCCATTAATCCAGCAAATTGTTGAACAGTTTGATTTTTTAAAAATTCAGGATTATACCTAATAGTAGTGCCTCCAACATCTGCTGTTGCTGTAGCATCGGTAATTACATGTTTTAAACTTAGGGCAATTGTAGATATAAATGCAGACCTAGTCATGAGCTCGATCTTAGCTTTAAGTAACTGGCTTTCCAGATCTGTATTAGTCATATGGTTTCTCCTTATCCAAACATAATAGAACTATTTTTAGCTATCCATTCAATAATAAGAGGATGCTCTTTTAATTTAGGGGCCCTTTTATAAATATCCTTAAGTGTGATTACCTGCATTTCTGTTGGTAATCTATTATTTGCAGCCATTATTTTATCTATAGTATCTGGCGTACTATTATGGGATAGCATTGTTGTAACTGCGTATTGTTCACTAGGTTCTTTAGGGACCTTCCATCCTGATTTAGGATTAGAAAGTATTTGCTCAATAGTAGGTAGGTTTTGATAAATCTCAGAATATGTTGCCAGTTCTACTGCCGCACCTTCACCAATTGTACCCGCTAAACGAGTTTTAGTAATATGATCAATTATAGCTTTTCCAGAAATTACTTTAGAAGCAAATTCCCATGTACGTGGACAAGGAAAAGTTAATTCATTAGTTGCTGGATCAAATTTATGTAATAAATCTGGTTTAAATTTAATTAATGAAATGATTCTATGATCTACTCCATTAGAATTTGCCCAATCAACCCATACTTTATGATCAACTCGCATGCGGTAATGAGTTAGCCTGGATGTAGTAGCTGTACTTTGAGTATTTACAATTGCCCTATCTGTGGTTAAATTTCCAGCTGCGGCAATAAGACATCTAGTGTGCAGTTTATGTTTATAGACTTCACGATCTAAGATTAATTTATATGCTGCAGCTTCCGTTTGTTTATTTCCTGAATTAAATTCATCTAGAAATAGCAACCATCCATCATACCCATCAGGAATTGAATCTCCTTCTATTGGAAAATATTCTGGAATATGAAAAGTCATTCTTCCATCTTTAACTCCCGGATAACCCTGCATATCTACGGGTTCACACTGGGATACTCTGAAATCTATAATTTTAAGCTTATACAAACTAGCTATTTTACGAATAATATCGGACTTTCCCATTCCTGGACTAGAAGCCACCATAGGAGTAAGTCCTGCTTTTAGATCTTCTTTTAAGCATTCCTCTAATTGGACTGCATTTACTTCAAACATATGGTATATCTCCTCTTTATATAGTTGGAAATCCTAAGAATAGCAGTAACTCTATTAATTCTTCCAAATCGCTAGCATTTTCTATAAGATCAGGATCTATATCTGCGACTTCTACATAGATTTCTTCGTTGTCTGTCATATTAATTATCCTCTAATAAATTGGTGGTCATACGATTTTTAAGAAATATAGGTGTTGTAGGATCTGGAATTGCCGTCTTTTTTTTTGATCTGGGAGTTTTAACTGGTTCAGCTGGCAAATATTTATGTAAAGAAGAGTCCCATACCTTTCTCAATTGCAGTGATCCTGTGTATTTTGTTGTAGTTTCTTCCAAATATTGGCTCATTTTTTGTTTTTCTGTTCTTAAAGCCAAAATATCGTTACAAAGCTCAATTGCACTATCTTGCAATCTAGGGTCTAATTCATTTTCAGGTACACTGGTATAGTATGAACTTCCTTTTCCGTGTGATTTAGGGTTTGTTATGGGCTGGTCTGTCTTGTATCTCCACTTTTCATCTACAGATATTTGTGTTTTATCTTCTTCAGGAGTGTATTTAATTCTTAAACAATACTCTTCATCTTTAGCTATCATCTCTTCTGGTAATTTATCTAACAAATGTTGCATTGGTGCTAAATATAGCTCCCTACTTTTTTCAGCAATGTCAGTTCTTCGTTTTGTTAATTTATCTTCTTCTTTCCCGTATAAATCTCGTAGTATTTGTCTTTTCATATTAGTTATTTCATAACTTCCTATTCTCGCCATAATTTATTCCTCCAATATTTTTTCTGAACGATATATATTGACTTGTTTACGTACCTCACAAACATTACTGTTGTGCATGTTAGAAGTGTTATTAATATATTGTTCTATCTTCATGCCGTTTTTTATGCATTTATTTCCTAATCTCCAATGTTGGCAAGCTTTCAATTCACAATAATTCACTACAAAGCACGACATTGAACTTCTCCTAGTTTTTAGTAAAGTTAAGCAATCTAAACATTATAATCTTAAGTATTAGGTTTAATAAAAAAAATGACCTCCCCAATTAAGGGAAGGTCATATGTTAGCAGCGGCTCTTTCTTGCACAATTCGTTACTTAGTCTATTCGTTAAATAGATACCACTTAGGAGAACTATGACAGCATGTAATTACTATTTATAATATCCAGATGTAAATCATTACTGGTTTTGTTTAATTGTAAACCTCTATTACCAGTTAATTGGTTTAAGATATCATTAAGTAAATCACTTTTAGAAATCTCAGTCATAATTTCGCGATATGTTCTACTCACTTGTTGTAAGTAGTTGGGGTTAAAAACAAAACAATCATGAACATGGCTTAATTGAAAATCACACCGCCTGATCATTTCCCTAGCAATATAACCATCAATAGAATGGATAATATTAGGACATAACGAGCGGAAATTATCAGATTTAGTTTGCTGATACCACCTTAGAGGAATATCGCCTAATTCATTATCTGCGTATACACCGTTAGTAGGTTCTATAATAGCAGTATAAGCAGTATGTCCATCGGGCATAACCCACGAATGATAGTCTGAATTGTAGTTCCAACAATCATTAATAATATTCATGACATCTTCTGCACCTGGTAGTAAACCAGTCATAATTTCATAAAATACCTCCAATTCTTTAGAAGAAAGCAATGCTTTAGGCGTAGCTTTAGAATTATAGAAATGAGTCATAGCAACCTGTTTTATAATCTTTCTAGATACAGGTTTTGATAACTTTTTATTCATCATTTCAGTTATTTCTGTATATAAATCATACCTAACATTTGGATCGATACAGTTTACTAACTTAGCAGTTTTCTTACATCCAGATAGCACTGCCATAATCTGAATACCAGATGATGTAGCGTCTAGACTCATTACATACCCTGTAGGTCTACCTGCTTTTGTATCTTTTAGGGCTCTAACCGCTTTACGACCAAGGATAGGCTCATCCCAGATAACATTATCTAGATTATTTGCATCATCTTGCATAAGTGCCCAATCATATCTGTCTCGCCAAGTTAGCTTGTCTTTACCAGCATGATTAGCTATAGCAATATATAAATTAGGCAATCCTGTTTCACTGATTAACTCTTTATTATGTAAAGACAATAAGCTCTTACCATACTCATTACTTTGTAAATTAAGATCATATCCAGAAGAATAACTTCTTCCTCTGGAGTCGTATCGCCATACAAAATAAAAATGAGAGCCTAAGTATTCATCAATAACTTTCAAAAATTGCTTTTTGTTAACCATATGGTTTGTTTGTTCTTCTAACAAATATGTAGGAGAATCAATTTCCCAAGCAATATTCTGTAATTTATTAATAACATCATAAGCCAATGGCTCATCATGCCTATTAAATCTACTCCCTAAAACTAGATGTTTGCTTTCCCAAAACCACCCCCCATTCTCGTTATTAGTCCAATCAATAGGTTTTGCTTTCATAGGAGGCAAATATTGTAGTTTATCCAATCTTTGTTGGGTATTAATATCTAATGTAAAATTAGGGCATATATTCCATTCGTTATTTATAGATTTAAAATTATATAAACCACTATCTCTAGACTCTTTAAGTAATAAAATTCCCCATACAAATGCGTCAAGAGCATCAGGTATACCCGCACTAATTCCTATTTGAGTAGCAATTTCCTGAATAGGCCGTCTATTTCTATCTTTAAGAATAAGCGAGAACAGTTTAATAAATATTTCTTTGTTATCGATATATTTATTATTGTTTAAACTATTAATAGCCCCAAGAATGTTTGATTCCATTTCTGGAGGGATTTTTCCTTGGATAGATTCAAGGATAATGTCATCGGTGAGCCTTGTAGACCATGTCGTTTCTAACGTATACTGATCAGTATTAGCCATAAATTATCCTCTCGATTTAAATAAACAACAAAAAACCCCCAAGGAACTAACCTTGAGGGCAGTTAAAAGACCGAGCTGACAAGGTCAGCAGGGATATTTATTTTAACCAAGCAACTACAACGTGTCCTCCTATATAAATAGCTGAAAAACAAAGAACTATGGCTCCAAAATAATTCAAATATCTATCTAATTTCATCATGATTGATATCCTCCTATGGTTTCTTGTAGTAGTTCAACTTTATGTTGTAAATCTTTAATTTTAAATCTTAAGGTACAAATTTCAGCTTTCTTATCGTGAAGATCATCTTCAAGTTTCTTTATTTTGTATGCTGATTCATTAATTAATGAATTAAGTCCAGACTGATCATTTGGTAAGAAATCTTTAACAACTGGTACCATTCTTACAATTCTTTCTATATTACGTAATGATGGTAATTTCACAATTCTCCTCCTTGTTAGTAGTCAACTGCATCATAATAATCATCTGCACATTCTGGGTCTTCTAATCTTTTAATAATATTTTCTATTATCCTGGTTTCATGTCCTTTATGCATTTCAATCTTTTTACGTAATAGTTGCTTAAGTAATTCTATCTCCTCTGCACTTAATAAAACATGATACATGTTTGTCTCCTAGGAATGAGTCACATGTTTTCTTTCTGAGGTGTTGCCCATGCAAATTCTAAATCTTCTCCCATTACTTCTGTTATGAATAATTCAGCTTCTTTTTTTGAATCAAAAATATAAGGAGCAAAATTTCCATCTGCGTCTTTATCTTGAGCTATTGCTGTATGTGCCATCGCTCCCATTTCTTCGCATTCTATACAAGTACTTGCGATTACCCATTTCATAGTATCTCCTTTGTTCCATGTGAAACATTAGAATGTTTTCCCATTTTTTCTATCTTTACACATCCAAAGCTAGATTTAATGGGTACTCCTATAGTTAAAGCACGTTTAACTGCTTCTTGACACTCTTTCTTTTGGTGGTATTCCCCCAATATATTTATAGAATCAACCTGAAAAGGCTGATTAAATACAATCATTAATAGTATCCACATTATCTATCTCCATTCATTTCACGTCCAATCTTTGTATCTATAGACATGTTTATTGAATCTTTTAGTTCTAAATCATTTTGTGCCATCTTATCTAGCTCTTCTTGATCACTATCCTGTTGTTTGACCATCCATTCATGTAGCTCTTGCTTCTCTTTCTGTACTTCTGCAGACATAAGATACATAACTCTATCATTTAACCATTTATTAAAATCTTCTAAAGCTGATTTAGTATAAGTAGTTGAATAATTTGGAGCTTTATATTTCATCCTAAAATACATATCAACTATAACTCTTAACATAGTGTCTAGATCATCACGCATCATAGTAGGTTTTTTCATTACCTTTCTCCTCGTCTATAAGATAAAGTTTATAACCATCTTGTGATTCAACTTCTTCTACTGTATTCCGTTTAACAAGCAGAAACTCTTTACTGAGAGCTTTAATAAACATTTTTCTATTCCTGTATTGTTTATTTTTTTCATAGAGGTCAAATATTTCATCCCATGAGCATTCCATCTTATAGCTCCTTTAAAGGTTTAATTCTTACTATCTCTATCTTACTATTTTATATTAAATGCAACGCCACAGCGTTGCTACCTTTACTTTAAAAGGGGTAGCAATATGCACTCAGGTCTATAGAATCAAGAGTACATATTGCTCAATAATCTTAAGAATTAACCGCCTCCACTTTTGACTTCGCAAGTCGTAAACCCTTTACTTCCAGAGAATCAGTTTTACAGGGTACGGAGCGACCGCAACTCCCAACTCCTACGGGTTAAGTTTCTATGACTCCTCATTAAGATTATTGTCCCTAATTTTAACAGTTGTTATAAAGATCACATAATTTACCGTATGGGTAATTGTTAGTTATTTCCCATGCGTTAACATAATGAGCCAATGTAAACAACGCAATAACTGTTAGCACGAATATGATTATTTGATTAATCATGATACCTCCAGTCCTGCTTTGTTCATACGAATACAAACAGAGCAAGGGTTATTTACACATGGTTCGTTAGTTAAGTTATTAACCCAAACCATGTAGTTATGTACTATTTGAGACTCTGCATAATGATGCGTATCGTTGAACTCTTTCATGATTTCTTTAACGGACATTTTAATTCTCCTTATAATTAATGATATGGACAGGTGGCTTCTGTATCTTCATAAGAAAACCCACAATTTTGACAATAGAATGGGTTATCTTCGTCACAGTAGTAGTTATATTCATTGACATCCTCCCATGCGTATTTAATAGCATATGCTATAACTCCTATAGGTAGAACGATAAAGAATAATATATCAATAATATGTATAAAGTTCATATTACCTCCAAAAGTTTTCGTTATGGTTAACTTTAAGCTCATCTATTGCAAGCTGAGCTTCGATAGCTAATAAATCTACAGATTTTTGATGTTTTTCAATCTGTCGTTCCGCTTCAATTTTTGCACAAGTAAACTTGTATTCATCCCAAGCATCCTTCCAAATTACTTTAATATCTTGTTTAGCCTCTATCAGTATTGCTTTCATTTCTCGTTTAAAATCATTCATTGTAAACTCCTCCGTAGGTTAAGTAGAAGTAGCAGTGACCGTATCGGAACTAGCCTAGTTGTGTTGCCATTAGGGCATCGAGCTTGCGTTGGTTTGTTAGCACCAGTACCTCGAATCCGACCCTAATGAGCACCTTGACCTTGAACTTGCGGTATGCTACTTCATTTATTTAAGGAATATGCCTGAAAGTTAGACTTATCCTTGATGGACAAGCGTAAAACCTATTATCCTTCTGTGGTTTACTAACAGAGTGCTTATACTCGTTCTGAAAGCTACCTTCAGGCATTAAGTAGCAACTTCCGTTCGTTAACTTGATCGTAAGAGGTTCTTCACTACGATCATTACGGGTTATAGTAGCAACTGCTGTATCTCCTAAGCTGATAGTTGCTACAGCACCTACAGTTCCGTCAGCATTACGAAAGATAGGTTCATCGTCTGCGTGAGGTGCGATACCCTTATCAGTATAGAGATTAGCAAGTAGGCAGTTGAAGTAACCTACTGGATACTCTAGTTGTTCTTCTAAATCTCGAGCTATTTGACCGAACTCATCATGCCAGCTCTGAGCATTGTGCCTTACGCCTGTATAAGCGTAATCTACGTCACCGTACCAAGTAGCTACGTGATTGTGGTAGTTACGATTGCAGTTGTTATCTGCTTTGATCTGTTCCCAAAGACTCTTGAAGTCTTGTAGGATAAGATGGTCTTCTAAATCTAAGAATAATACGGTTATTAGATTGTTTATTACACCTTTGTTTAATGTAGCCATTCTGTGGATCTCCTTAAGGTTATAGAATTAAGAGCTAATTGCTTTTACCCAGTCTGCTCTGGTATAACTAACAGGCTTTCGTTCTGCTTTTGCCTGTTTAATACGCTTAACATATGCGTGTACTCCACCCTTCATACCAATATCCCATGGTATTTGTACTTCCATACGTCTGCTACTACCAATACCGTTTGGAAATTGATGACTGCAATACATGTACTTATGAAATTTAGACATCTTAATTCTCCTTAAAGTTTATAGGTTATAGTTTAGAATCTGACGGCACTGAGGGCTAACGCCCCCAGTACCTATTGATTAAACTGCAGTAAGCTCCATGATAGCCATGACATCTTCTTCACTCTTGACGGCTGTAATGCTTTCTCCAGCACACTCAAGAACATCTTCAGCATGGTCATTCATAGTTAACTGCGTTTTGCTGTCATTAAAGGAAGCATAGCCTCTAAAATGCGTACTAGGCTCAATAGCTTTTCCCTCTGCATCCTTAAGACCTTCAGGAATAACAAAGTAAACGCCAAGACTGCGTCCTTTAATTGCTCGCAACTCCATACATGGGTTGCTGAATACCATTTTAACGTATTCGGTAGTAACTTCTTTTACTTCTACTGCTGGTTTACGAACACCTGTATCTGGATCTACTTTCATAACAGGCTTTCCGTTCTTATCCTTTACTGCTACTTTATAAGTATTAGATATAGGACTAAACTCGTACCGTGAACCATTACCTCCTAGCTTGTAACGTTTCTTAGGCTCTTGATTCTGTTCTTTGTTTTTAAAAGAACCATTCGCTTTAAACTTGTCTGTTACTGAGTCCATCTGTTCCTCCTTGTAGGAAAAAGGTTATAGAAAAGGTAATTGAAGTAGAATTACCTGACTGACAAGGTCAGACAGGGTTTTTAAAAGGATTAAAATACATATAAATAAACAAATCTCTCTAGCACTCTCTTATAGTGTTTCTATCTTACGTGTATTTTTTTGATTAGGTTTTGACTTAGATTGGTTTAGATTGGTTTTGACTTTCCCTAGGGAGATCCTGTACGGTCAGGTATGAGGATCTCCAGTAGGGATGAGTCTGTTGGTTAGACGATTTCGCCTGCGTCGTGACGAGCTAGGATAGCCTTGAACTCGTCAGAATAGGTATTGCCTTCGTCTTGGGTTTGGCTTTCGAGGAACTCTTCGACTAAGCTAGATCGAGCTTCTTTCTTTGCACCTCGTTTGACGATTTTGGTACCGTAACGAATAATATCGATAAGGTCGTCTGCGGTATCGAAGGTGCCTTTGATTGTTTTGTTGCCTGATTCTACGATCTGATAAGCCATGTTGATTCTCCTAATAATGTTAGTAATATTACCTCCCTGACAAGGTCAGTGTAAAAGATCGTTTTTTGTTTTTGGGGCGGGGGTGGGTTTTGTTGAACTTGGTTCAACTAGTTAGTACTGCACTTCTACCTAGAATGAAAAAATTGCTAATGGCGCTAGACCATCTTAGAATTTTATCCCCCCTAAAAATATAATATATAATTATTAATAAGGACGGCGGACTGAAGCCCCGCAGGGGCGAGAAGTCCGGCGGACGCTTCTTATTCTTAAGAGAGAGTTAGACCTTTAGATATAATAAGTTACAAAAAGTTTAATGTCGTATACGACATTTAACTGGGTAGTTTAATATACATATACGACATTAAACGAAGTTAAGTGTTGCTATTTGTAGTTAATTAGGTAATATTACGTTAAGTTTAGGTAACTAATTGGGGAGTGGATATTCTATTATGAATACTAAAAGGCAGGATAATTTTAAGCACAGAAACTTTGTGTATGTAATAGAAAAGAAGATGAATGGGAAGTGGGGATTGGAGTGGGACTTTGGGTGTTTTCTTAGTTACGAAGTAGCGAACGTGTCTATGAAGGAATTTGAGAGATACAATAAACATCCTAAGGATTATCGAGTGACTATGTATATCAGTGAAAAGCCGCATAATGGATAGTTGCATATTTCCAGTTAAAGTATTTAGACCAACAGCAGATGGATTGGTGCTAGTTAGGATACATACGGTGGAGGAGTTGGGGAACAGAGAAGATAAAAAAATAAAAGATCTATATCTGCATCCGTCAGTGACTAGATTCAACAGGAGGGATTTAAAAAACAAGAAGGAGGGAGATGTTTAATAAATTTCAATTGGGCACCCAGCCTGCGGCTTTCTTAGCTAAGAATAAGCTAAGTAGTTCATCGGCCCTGGTACTGCTCAAAATGATGTACCACATTAATCGAGTGAATATGGTGATAGGGACCCCTGAAAAGATAGCTGAAATGGCAGGAATAACGCTAAGGGACTTTTCTGTAGGGGTTAGGGCGTTGAAAAAATGTGATTTAATTAGGAAATACACTAAGAAAGAGTATATGCTTAACCCAGATGTTATGTTTAATGGGAATGATAAGCAGTATTTTATTGTTAAACACATGTGGGATACACAGACTAGTAAAGGACTTAGAACATGAGCAGGTATATAAATACTGATATAGCAGCTGACAGTGAGTTATCGCGTACGGCGCAGGCCCTAATGTTGCCACTAACAATATTATCTAATAGAAACAACGAGATAAACAAGAAGCAGTTTATCGATACTATTAACTGGATCAAGGATATTAGAACCTGGGATAAATATTGGGAAGAACTGGTAGATGAAGGCTTTTTGATTCAATTAGATAAGGATAATTGGATGGTATCTCCTCATAAATGTTATGCCGATGGGATATCGCACTCTACACTCATTAACAAATGGAACGAGGTTCGTAATGCAGCTAAGTAACTTAAAGGACACTAGTACTGAATTAGAGACAACAGATCATTTAACTAAAGAGCAGTTAGCCGGAGCGGTACCCGATAAACGCTTTAGGAGACACATAACTGACGAAGTTGTTGCTATTATTAACTCAGAGCCCGATTCTGAACTACGAAGAGTGTTTAGGGACAACACATTAACTTACTTGTCAGTACTAGCAACTGGAAAGCACTCACTAGCAGCTTATGTGAATGCTATTAAGTTTGTGTCTCTTAAACTAATGGGAGACAAGTCCTCTGTTGCTTATAGTAAAGTATTCCCTGATCGGTACCAGAATCTAATAGACAAAGGGGCCTCTGCTTCCTATATAGCCAGTTTTGCTGATAACTACAGTAAAAACAGTCTGATAACTAAAATTATGGAACAGACTATGGTGCCCACGCATATATTGAATGCCGGTGTGTACCAGGAAGCTATTAATACACAAGCAGAACTAATGCGTACAGCTAAATCAGAACTAGTGAGGCAGAAGGCAGCTGAGTCACTGATCAGTAATTTAACAGCTCCTGCAGCGGCTAAAGTAGAAATAGATATTAACTACAATAACGATGTAGTAGAGGATTTAAGAGCAACTACTAAAGCACTTGCACAACAGCAGCTTAAAATGATTCTAAATGGGCAGTCTAGTGCTAAGGAGGTAGCACATAGTGAAATCCTGGCTAGGAAGGTCAACCCCCCACCACCCCCACCAGTCGCTGAAACAACTTATGAAGTAATTGAGGAGGAAAATGCTAGTTAAAAAAACAGTAGATGAGTGGCTTAATGATATTGATTACGATGATGACCCCACTTATGTTCCTAGTGAGTTTGCCCTGGAGTTTGTCTCTTTTATCAAATTAGTTAATGGCGAGAAAGGAGAAGAAAATAAGACTCCTATAATCCATTATAAAATGCTGGATAAAATAGCAGGCAAAAACCAGAACACGGCGAACATGTGTGCTCGTGGATTAGCTAAAACAACTATATTTGCTGAATATCTGTTCTTGTATATAGCTGTTTATGGGGCGATTCCGGGATTTGGAGTAGTAGATTACGCATTGTATCTCTCAGATAGTATAGAGAATGGTGTGAAAAAAATGCGTCTTCGTGTAGAAAGACGCTGTGACAATAGTGAATTTTTAAAAAAATATATTACAGAAACACGATTTACTGATATCAGATGGTATTTTAAAAATGCAGAAGGTAAAGAATTTGTTGTTACTGGACACGGAGCAAAGACCGGCGTTCGTGGTACTGTTGAACTAAATACGAGACCTCATCTTGCTGTACTTGATGATTTACTAGGAGATGAAGATGCGAGATCTGCGACCATTATTGAAAATGTGGAAAATACTGTCTATTCGGCAATTGATTATGCATTACATCCCAATAAGAGGAAAGTTATTTGGTCTGGAACTCCGTTTAATGCTAAGGACCCTTTATACAAAGCAATTGAATCGGGCGTATGGCACGTTAATGTGTATCCGGTTTGCGAGACATTTCCGTGCTCTTCTGAGGAATTTAAAGGCGCTTGGGAAGATAGGTTTAGTTACGATTATGTAAATACCCAATATCTTAAAGCTAAAGGGGCCGGCCAACTAGATTCATTTAACCAGGAGTTAATGCTACGTATTACATCCGAAGAAGACAGGCTAATACAGGATTCGGACTTAATTTGGTACCAAAGAAGTACGTTACTTAAAAATAAGGGAGCCTATAATTTTTATGTCACTACCGATTTTGCTACTAGTGATAGAGAACATGCTGATTTTAGTGTAATTAACGTATGGGCATACAATAACAACGGTGATTGGTTATGGGTAGATGGGTATTGTAAACGGGCCCTTATGGATGACACTATTGATGCGTTGTTTCGTTTAGTTCAGGAATATAGACCACAGGAAGTAGGTATTGAAACTACTGGGCAACAAGGGGGTTTTATTAGTTGGATTCAAAATGAAATGGGACACCGTAATAATTATTTTACCTTGTCAACAGGTAAAAATAGTAAAACAATAGGCATTAGACCAACTAAAGATAAGATGAGTAGATTTCAACAAAATGCTATCCCATTATTTAAATCTAAAAAAATTTGGTTTCCTGAAGAATTAAAAGACAGTAATGAACTTGAAGAGTTGCTTTTTGAGTTATCTTTAGCTACTCTAAAGGGGTTTAAAAGTAAACATGATGATCAAATAGATACGATTACTATGTTAGCAGAATTAAATGCATGGAAACCAAGTGAAGTGGGACCGCAAGAAGAAGACAGCGATGAGTTAGAGAATTCACCAATGTGGGGTGATGATGGCAGTATTAAGAAAGCAGGAGACAGTTCTTATTTTGTTTAATAATTAATCTCACTCAACTCGTTTTATGAGCGAGTTGAGCTCCTCCCGGGTAGGTGAGAGGACTCGACACTCTTGCCTACCCGCCTTTTTTAAGAGGGTGATATGAAAGTTTCAGAATATATTGATTATTTAGTTACAGGTGAATGCAGTAAGCTTGCTATTGCTAGTGTAGGAGACATGTCTGCTAATCCAAGCCCATCACCAACTGCAGTACAAACTGTCAATCAAAATAAGTTTGTTAATTATGTAAATTTAGCTAATTTAGCTTTACATAAACGATTTCATTTAATGGTAAAAACATATGAAATGGACAATCCATTAGATGGAGAAGAATTTACTTTACCTTCAGATTTTCTTTCTCCTATTTACGCATATTACGCTTCAGATTTTGTACAAGTACCCATTAAGGATGACTCAGTTAAATTAGTACAAAAAATAGATCACCATGTGTCCATTCTTATACCAGAGCCATTTAAGGCAGTTATCAAGGGCACAGATGCTGAATCACCTAAACGAACTCAAATTCTTTTGAAATATGCTGCGGCTCCTAAAAAAGCTAAAGCAACTTACACAGATTTAAAAATAAATGAAGTATA